GGCCCCTTCCCGCTGCTCGTCAAGGAGTGGGGCCCGTTCCGCTCCGACGCCGGCGCGTCGCGCGAGAACATGTACCGCCAGCCGTGGAACAACGCCCACTTCCGGGTGATGAAGAAGCAGGCCTCCGACGAGCGTGACCACTCGATGCTGGCGATCGGCTGGAACTCGAGCACGGTCTCAATCCGCACCGACCACCTCCACGTCGACGACATCCAGTCGCTCAAGACCCTCGGGCGCACCGACACCCAGCTGGAGTGGTTCCGCCAGGACGCCCTGTCCCGCCCCGGCGAGACCGGGGTGACCTCGATCGCCGGCACGCGCGTCGGCGACAACGACTTCTACGAAGCGCTCCTCGAGGACGAGGAGCTCGAGGGGATCTTGGAGGTCATCAAGTTCCCGGCGATCATCTACGGGCCCGATGGCTCGGAGCGTCCACTGTGGCCGGAGATGTTCACCCTCGACGGGTTGGACCGCATCCGCCGCAAGGTGAAGGACGACGCCTTCGACCGCAACTACATGATGAGCCCGGGAGCCTCCAAGACCAAGCGGACCTTCTCCGACGAGGGCAAGGCCCGGGCCCTGAGCCGCGTCCACAAGCTCAACGAGTGGCAGTTCAACTCGCAGCTCAAGCCGCCGGTGTACCTGTCGCTCGACCCCGGCCTCGACCCCGGCAAGTGCAACCTCGACGTGTGGCTGCCCTCGGCGGAGACGATGCGCCTGGTCGGCTCGTGGGAGTCCGACCGGCTGTTGCGCAACGAGGAGATCATGGAGATGATCTCCACCGCCCTGCAGCTGCTGACCCCGCACTACAAGCCGACGGTGCTGACCATCGAGGCCGCCAACTTCCAGCGCGGCCTGGCCCGCGACGATCGCCTCAAGGCCTTGAAGGACCGCTATGGGTTCCGCATCCGTGAGCACAACACCAACGACAACAAGTACGACGCCAACATCGGTATCGCCTCGATGGCCGGCGACTGGGAAGCCGGCAAGATCATCCTGCCGTACTTCGACGAGAAGAAGACACGGGTGCCGATCGACGAGCTGTGCCGCCAGTTGAAGGCGTGGAAGCCGTTGGTGCGTGGTTCGAAGCTGCGCCAGGACCGCGTCATGACCATGTGGTTCGCGTGGATCGTGTGGCAGGAACAGAAGGGCCGCCTGGTGGATAAGCCCCAGTCATGGCGTCGTCAGGGCGTACCATACGAAGCACTGAGGGCGCAACCAATCATCCCGATCGGAGCCAAATTGTGACCTATTCTTGGGCCCAGATCGTCGAAGCGGTGCGCCTCATGCAAGCCGACCAAGGCGTCCTGTTCCAGCGGATGCGCGACATCCTCGTGCGCTACGAGGGCGAGTGGGTGATGCCGATGATCGACATCGCCAACGAGCCGAAGATGCCGCAGCTGACCCCGGCGCTGATCGGCGAGGCCATCGACCAGATCGCCCTGCGCGCCGCCTCGACGACCCCGACGGTGTTCTCGCCGCCGATCGAGTACAACAAGGACAAGGGCAAGCGCTCGCGCGAGTACGGCTCGATCCGCGCCAACATCATCAACGCCACCTACGACGCCTCGAGGTGGCAGCTCGGCCGGCGCCGCTACTACCGCCACATGACCGCCTACCACACCGCAGCGATCGTCGTCGTCCCCGACGAGAAGTCGAAGATCCCGCGCATCGAGGTCCGCGATCCGCTGTCGAGCTACATCGAGCCGATGGCCAACGAGAGTCTGCGCGACCCCAACTACGGAGCGTTCGTCAACCGCTACTCGGGGCAGTTCCTGCGCAACCTGTTCCCGGCCGTGCGCTCGGAGAACGGCGGCCCGATCACCGACCGCGACATGATCCAGCTGTGGGACGTCGTCGAGTGGTACGACTGCGAGCACCTCGTGTGGGGGCTGATGGGCCCGTGCGACTCGCAGGGCCAGCACATCAACTCCAACCAGATGTACCAGACCACCGTGTCGCCGAACATGGAGCTGTCCCGGCTGCCCAACCGGGCGGAGATGCCGCCGATCTGTATGCCGCACAACGTCTCGCTCGGCCGGATCGCCTCGCGCATCGGCTCGCTGCTCGGCAACATCGACCTGCAGGCCAAGCTGATGGGCCTCAACGTCATCGCCCAGGAAAAGGCGATCTTCCCCGACACCTACATCGTCGGCTCGAAGGGCTCGGAGCCGAAGCTGGTCGGCGGCAAGTGGGCCGACGGGCGCTCCGGTGACGTCAACATCATCGAGGACGCCGACACCGTCGGTGTGCTGCGCTCCACCCCGGACCCGAACACGGGCCAGCTGATCGACCGCCTCGAGCGCAACTTCCGCACCTCGACCAGTCTGGTCCCCCAGTTCGGCGGGGAGACCTACGGAGCGATGCGCACCGGCCGGGCGATCGACGCCCTGTCTGGCATGGCCCTCGACCCGCGCGTCCAGGAGCTGCACGAGATCACCGAGTCGTACCTGCCGTCGCTGCACCGGGCGGTGCTGGCCACGTACAAGGGCTACTGGCCGAACAAGCAGTATTCGATGTACTGCGGCTACGGCAACAACCGCAAGCTGATCGAGTTCACCCCGTCCGAGCACATCGAGACGCTGGAGACCTCGCTCAGCTACTACATCGCCGGCGCCGACATGATGCAGCTGACCCAGGTCCTCGGTTCGCTGTACGGAGCCCAGGCGATTTCCTTGCGCACCTTCCGTGAACAGCACCCGATGGTCGGCAACGCCGACGCCGAAGCCGCCCAGGCCCGCGAGGAGCAGCTCGAGCAGGCCGTGATGGCCGGCCTCGTCCAGCAGGTGACCACCGGGATGCTGCCGCCGACGATCCTCAGCATGGTCGCCAAGCGCGTCGGCAACGGCGAGTCGGTGTTCGATGCCGTCGAGAAGATCGACGAGGAGCTGCGCAAGCTGCAAGCCACGCCGGCCCCACCGCCACCGGAGGGGATGACCGCCCCACCGGAGTCGATGCCCGGCCTGACCGGCGGTCCGGCCGCCGACCAGCAGCCCGCCCCGGCGCCTCGCGTCAACGTCCCTGCCGACGCCCAGGCGATGCGTCAGGTGATGCAGGCCATGTCGCCGCAGGGAGCGTGACGTGCCTCGCCAACGCAAGACGCAATCGGGCGCCCCGGCAATGCCGGCGCCGAAAGTGGCCCCGCAGACCTACGGTCAGGGCGTCGAGATGCAAACCCTCGACGCGGCGATGCCGACGCCTAACATGGCGGCGGCAGTAGCTGATCCCCCCTCAGCTGCGGCGGGCGGCTCTCCAGCGCCAGTACAGCCGTACGATCACGAAGCTGTACTGGCGGCCGCTCAAACGGTGCGGCCGGAGACCGGGTTGCTCCTCGATCCGACCAACCGCCCCTCCGAGCCGATCACCGCCGGGCTGATGCGCGGTCCCGGCCCGGGCCCGGAGGCATTGCAGCGCCAGCAGGGCTCGCCGGCCGGCGACATGCTGCGCCGGCTGAGCCAGACGACGGGCGACCCGTACTTCGCCCAGCTCGCCGACCAAGCCGGAGCCTAGATGCCGACCTACATCCCCAACTCGAGGACCCAGACCGACGACCAGGGCGTCGGCGACATGCGGCTCCTGTCGCAGCGCATCCGCCTCGTCGCCGCCCAGAACCCGTACATGGCCGACAACCTCTCGGCGCTGACCCAGATGGCGATGTCGCCAATGGGCACCGAAGACCTCGTCGCCACCGCCGGCCAGCACTACTCGATGATCCTCGGCGACAAGTTCGCCAACCAGCTGCGCACCCTGACTCCCGGCGCGCAGCGGGCGATCACCTCGCGTCTGGCCCCCGGCCAGCAGCAGGCCCTGGCCCAGATGGGCTACCAGGAGCCGAACCGCGACGAGGGCTCGTTCCTCGGCACCGCCGCCTCGATGATCGGCAAGCCGCTGAGCGTCATCTCCCACGGCGTCACCGCCATTCCCGGTGTCGGCGAGGCCGCCCACGCCACGATGGAGACCCTCAACTGGGTCGGGCAGTGGCCCGCCCACCTGTACCGCACGGCGCGGACGATGGACGAGGGCTCGCAGTTCGCGTTCCTCGCCGGCGGAGCGCTCGGCCTGGCAGCCGTGGCCCTGGCGGTGCCGACCGGCGGCGGCTCGCTGATGGCTCTCGGCGCGCTCGGCCTCGGCGCGACCATCGGTGGCTCCGGCGCGGCGTTCGCCTCCAACCCCGGCGACTGGATCCGGGCCTTCAACGCCTCGTGGGACGGGGAGAAGACGTTCAGCCTGCAGTCGCAGCGCCGCGCCGAGGAGATGCTCGGCGATCCGCGCCTGACCGGCGCCGCCCACGACCTGTCGGCACTGGGCATCGACGTCGTCAAGTTCGCCCACGAAGCAGCCGGGCACCGCTCCACCGACACCAACAGCCAGCTCGGGATGGTCGAGAAGATGGCCGCCGGGATGGCCGCCCCGGGCTCGGCACAGTACAAGCAGGCCGTGTCGCAGATGACCAGCGTCCTCGCCGACCCGACCTTCCAGCAGGCCGTGCAGGAGCTGAACAACGGCAAGATCTCACCGGGACGCGACGTCGCCGGAGCGATCCCGTTCGTCGACCAGGGCTCGACGGCCTACACCCTGATCTCCGGGCTGACCGACGCCGTGTACACCGTGGCCGTCGACCCGACGCTGATGCTCGGCCTCGGGCACGAGCTGTACATGGCCAAGCGCTACACCTTCGACGCCGCCGCCGCGCTGTACGAGGGCGCCGACGCGGCCAGCGAGCTGAGCCGCTTCGTCTACGCTCGCAAGCCGGTGCTGCGCAACTACGAGCACCTCGCTGCCGCCGTCGAGAACGGCAGCCTGGAGATGCTCCGTCAGCGAGCCCCGAAGATGGAGGGCCTGTACGGCGATCTCGTCTCCTACCGCCAGGGGTTGAAGGACAGCGGCGAGCTCAAGGGGGCCTTCACCGCCGACCATGCCATCGAGTACCTGGCCAAGCAGGTCAGCTTCAAGCCGCTCCTCGAGGGCATCGGCTCGGTCAAGAGCGACGCCCACGGCATCCAGCTGGTGACGACGTCGTTCAGCCGCGAGCAGTTCCGCGAGTTCCGTGGCGCGATCCGCTCGATGGTCGACGGCATGGCCGACGTCTCCACCGAGCAGCGCCTCGAGCGCATCGCCAAGATCGCCGCCAAGCACGGCGGTGAGGGCGCGGTGCTGGCCAACCCGGTGCATGAGCTGATCCTCGACGAGATGCGCAAGATCGCCAAGACCTACGGCCGTGACTTCGAGGAGATCACACCGATCGGCCTCGGCGACAAGATCGGCGAGGAGGGGCTGATCTCGCGCCCGTGGAAGTTCTACGAGGGCGAGCTGAACCCCAACGCCTACTCGACCGGGCGGGCCTTCGCCAACAAGGCACGCACCGTGCCGTACATCGGCCGCGCCGTCGGCAAGGTCGGCGAGGCGATCACGGCGATGTCGACGATGTCGATCACCGGCAAGGCCTTCCACATCGCCGGCAAGGAAGCGCCGACCGAGATCCGGGCCCTGTCCGAACTCGGCCGCTACATGGGGATGCCGAGCTACTACCGCAAGGCCTGGGCTGACGTGATCTTGACGGCCGACTCCGCCGGGGCGCGGATGGACGCCATCCACGGCTGGTTCGCCAACATGATGAAGCTCACCGGCATCGACGCCACCGACGAGGGCCGAGACCTGGTCAGCCAGTACTTGAAGGGCGAGCGCAAGCTGTACGGCGCCGGCGACTCGATCGTCGCCAACGGCTACAAGATCCACGACGGCATCTACTTCAACGAGCAGGCCGACATGATGGTCATGCCCGACCTGGCTGAGATGCGCAAGGCGGCGATCTCCGGGCACATGGCCAAGCTGATGGGTATCGCCGACCTTCCCGTCGTCGAGGCCGGGATGAACAAGGTGTGGAAGCCGGCCGTGCTGTTGCGCGTCGGCTTCATCCCCCGGGCGGCCGGTGAGGAGCTGGCGGCATGGATGCTGCGCGACGGCTTCGGCGGCCTCTCCCAGCAGTTCGCTGCGCGAAATATCGCGAACCTGCGCACCTACCGAGACCTCGTCGAGCGCAACAACCGGGCCCTGCTCGAGGACGTCCCGCTCAAGCTGACCAAGGACGAGGTCCATCTGCTCAACGGCGGGCGCCTGTCGGCGATCCCCGCCCACATCCGCCCGGTGGCGCGGATGTTCGAGCGCACCCGCTGGGCAGATCCGGCGATGGCCCACTTCGAGGACTACGCCTCGTGGTTGCACAACACGCTGAGCAGTGGTTTCCACAAGGAGGAGACCGTCGACAAGATCTTCGGCGGTCTGGCCAACGTCGACATCAAGGCGATCGACAAGCAGCTCCTCGACAAGGGCGTCGAGGTCTCCAAGATGCGCACCCTCGATCGGGTGCGAGAAGCGCAACGTGCCGGAATCCTGCCCGTGCGGGCGCCGGCGATGCGCCGGCTGAACGTCGCCGACTACGCCGACAACATCCTGCTCGGCAACGAGTTCTC